ACAAGATTTTTTGCAACAGTAGATATAATTCCATCAGGTTTTCCAGCTTTTATCATAAAGAATATATCACAATTATCTGCATCATCTAAAGCTTTGAATTTAGCTGCAGTACCTGCTGTTGCAAGACTTGAAGATGGTGTTAGTTCATATGTAGTAACACGAGTACCAAATTTTCCATCTACATCTTCAAAATCATCTCCTGAAGGATAATTAACATTATTAGTATTTAATGATGGCCTGTAATCATTCAAGCCTATTTCTGGTTGTATGCTGCTACCTGATACATATACGTCAATTCTTGGTAATGGGATATTAGGATCAGTACTTGTTTTAAGATCAGTTGCAAATGCCCTTAATGTTAAAACATAAGAAGTGCCTTTAGTTAAACTAAGTTTATATTCATCTTTTAAATGAATACTTGAATATCTTTTATTTGAATCATTAAAATTATCTTGTGGATTCAATTTTATTCCACTCATCAATTCATCTGGTTCAAATGTGATAGTCAAAGGATTTTCAATTGCAATTGGATTATCTGTAGGTGTCCAATATTCATTAAAGTCTGCTAAACTTGTAAAAAATCCTATTCTATTATAATCAGTACCTGTACTTGCAACTGATTCAAATGATTGAGTATCAATTAACATTTGAGTACGTTCAATTATAGTACTTCCTAAATCAATATATTCACCGAACATACCACCAGGCTTATATTGAGTCTGCATTCTAAATACGTCACCAGTTGCTGGCTCTAGATTGCTAATAATTATTTCAGCAAAAGATTGAGAAGCTTCAGTTTCAACTGTTACAAATGGTTCAACATGGCTAGAGGTAAAGTTTGATGATGGAACAAATTTGTTCAATGAAGATAGTCCATCTCCGTCAGGTGTTTTAACTTTTACTAGCCAATCACCTGACCCTAAATCATCTGAATTGTTTAATAATCCGCTTTGATATTGAACTTTACAAGTACTTGAATTTAATACATCCGTAATCAAAAATACATAGCTTCCTGATAAAGCAGCTGTACCCGTCAATGCAGTTGGAGTAGTTGAATTATCTTGTGAGAATGGTAATATTGGACCTGATCCATCATTTTGTAAAGTAACTGGATGTGCATCAACATCTATTAACGGATCAACAACTGTTATAGTTCCTCCTTCCATGCTTTCTGAAAGCGTGAAGTTGGTGAAAGTTAATTTTGACTCTCCAGCTAATGATGAATATCCAGTAAATGTTGTTTGAGTGCTGGTGGATTGAGCCTCTGAGAATGAATACGATTGAAGAGGCTGTTGTTCAGCAACTTGAAATTGAGCTCCTGCATTGGCTAAACCAAAAGGTTCTGGTGAACCAGCCGAATGAGCTCCTTGCAAAGTAGGACCCAATAGTCCAGTTGAAATTTCTTGAACTGCATAACTTGATTGAACATTTAATGTAGATACAGTATTTGTTGATATAAATGTTAAGGGATCTAATTTAACAGTTGCGCCTGTAGGTGTTTTAGTGATTACTACGTCTGATAGCTGTACAGGTTGCAGAAATGGTTGAACAAGTTCACGAATTTGTATTTTTGGTGAACCTAAATGTATTATCTCTGAGCTATTTTTTTCTAACGGAGCAACTGGTACGGATCTTCTCCATATCACATTAGGAATAGAAACATGATTATCATCGTTAATGTTACGACTAAATGGTATACTTCTATTAGTACTAGTATCTACTCTTGCTCTACCTGCTAAATATATTTGACAAGGTCCAGGTGCTGTTTGAGGATATATCCATACTGCAATGACTCTTGCCCTATCTTTTTGTATATAATTTAACGGTTCATAATAAATAGGATTGCCGTTAAAATCTAAAATCTCAATAAATATTTCTGATTCAGGTACTAGGTTAAAAGGATGTGCTTTTAGCTTAAATAAGTTTTTTCCTGCAGTAAATTTTGTAGGGAATTCTACTATACCAAAATAATCTTCTGATATGAGATTTGTATCCCTGATTTCGTAAGTATTCAAAGTATTTAAACCTTGGTAACTTGCAATATTGATAATATTTGGATCGTTATAAACTGGCAATCATTTTCTCCGTAAAATACCTATTTAATATAAATATTATTCGAATTGGATTTCGGAGTATCCATTTACCTTTTTGATTTCAATAAGTTTATCCATAATATCTCTCATGGCGTCTATATGAGAAATACATAAAACAAACCCAAATTGTGATTTAAGATAATCAAATAACATGTACATAGAATTTAAATTATCAGAATCTAACACACCAAATCCTTCATCTATTGCTAGAAAGTTAGGTCTTGGTAAACTTGATATATTAATTAAAGAAGTTCTGATAGCTAATGATGAAATAAATTTTTCCATACCCGATGTTAGTTCTAATGGCCAATAATTATCATCATCATAAACAATATGAGCATTTATATTTTTACCATCTGTATGTAAAACAATTGTGAATTCAACTATTTGATTCAAGATATTATTTATTTCAGATTCTATTTGGGGTAAAGCTTTTGATATTAAATGATATGGAACACCATCTCTCTGAACTGCTTTTTGATAATATTCATAACCTTTATATTGTTGTTCTAAATCTTTTAATCTATTTATACCATCATGTGCATCTTGTCTTGATTTTTCTGCCATTTTTAACTTACCTGATAAAGTTAATAATTTAGAATCTAAATCTTTTAATTCTGTATTTACAGTTGTTATTTCATCTCTTATTTCTTGAATTTCTATATTTTTCTTTTTGTTAAATTCAATATTATCTTTTTGTTTTATTGCCTTTGCTAATTGATTTTTCTTATCAACTAGATTATTATTCAATGTTTCCAAATCCCATTCAATAGTTTTTAATTCATGTTCTTGTGCAATCAACGTTCCATTGTTTATTCCCAATGAATGTTTTATTTCAGATAAAACTTGAAGTTTTGTTTCTGGCTTTTTATTTGTTTCTATGTCAGCTACTCTGCCTCCAATATCATCAATATCAAATACTATTTGCTGTTCTTCATCAATTAGTTTAGGTAGAAGATCGGCAATTTGTTTAGTTTCATGCAACCATGGATTGGCCATACAATATTTACAATTTGGATCCCATTCATGTTTATCTAACTTGGATACCATTTTTTCTGCATGTTCTATTTTTAATCGTTTTACTTTCAGATCATTATTTAGTTTAATAATATCTGCTTTATAATTTTTTAATTCTATAAGTTGATCTTTAATAAAATCTTCGTCAATATTATTTATTTTTTGTTGAGTTTCTTGAATTAATAGTTTTTGTTGAGCTATTTTTTCTTTTTGATGATCTCTATTTAATCGTTGATGACCTAAGTCATCGTTCAACTGAGTTATTTCGTATTTAATAGTATCTGGTTCTGCTAATGTATCATCTACTTTTTTAAGTTCTTTTGTCATAACAAAAATGATATCATTAAGATTTGTTTTCATTTCTTCATGTTCAGATTTGTTTTGTTTCATTTCTTCATATGACCCAGTATATTGAGTTATAATATCATTTGCATTAACTAGGTCTGTTGAAAAATCTTTTCGTTTATATTCTCTTATTAATGCTGCAGTTTCTCTAATATCTTCATGGCCAACTAAATATTGTTGTTCGAATATATCAATATCTAAAAATTGTGATAAAAGATCTTTTCGTTCTCTTTGAGTTTTATCAATAAATCCTGTATTGTTATTTTGTAATGATAATGCTGTTAATACAAAATCTTCATATGATCCTAAATATTGTCTTATACTTTTATTTGTAGTATCTCTTTGATCACCATTTAAATTTTCTTCATTACCATCTTTATCAACTCTCCAAAAATTAACATCTACTTTAACATGACCTCTATTATTTTTCTTTCCTAATCTTTCAATAAAATATGTATATTTTCCTAAATCAAATTCAAATTTACAATGAAATCTAGATTTTTTATTATTTAATACATGTACTGCTTTTTTAGTTCTAGAACATCTATCAAAACAACAAAATGCAACCGCATCTAACAAAGTTGATTTTCCAGATGCATTTGGTGCAAATAATCCATAACTGCCAATCATATTTGTAAAATCAATTTCATTATCTTCGCCATAACTAAACATATTTGAAAATTCAAAACGTTTAGGTTGCCATGTAATATTTCTTGTTAATGTATTGGTTGGTAATTTAGAATGTACTGTTCTGTTTATATATCTTATTGTATCTAATAATTCATCATCAAGTGCATATTCATCTGATAAATATTCTGTTATAACATTGTTTTGCCATTCTACGTCTCGTACATTTCCAAAATTAATTTTATTTTTTGTATCATTAGTATTTAATGCATTAATTTTTTGAATTGAAATATCTTGTACTTGATATTTTGATTTTATTTTTGCAATTAATTGTTTTAACGTGCCAGAATCTGTATCTTTTACTTTTAATCGTAATCTTGGTTTTTTTGGAATTTTAGAATTTGGATTAGTAATTTTTCCGTTATCAATTTCAAATGTATAATATCCATAATCATTTGGTATTTCAACAAATTCTGATTTACGTGATTCTAGATCCCATACCATTATACCATGTCCTAATATTTCTCCATGATTTTGTTGAATCAATGAACCTGCATATGCTATAGTTTTTTCATTATTCAAATATTGTGGTTTATGAATATCTCCCAACAAAACCAAATCATGTCCTATAAACATATCTGTAGTAACATGTGTATTGCTCAATACGAATCCTGCATCAGTTGAAGCGTTATGAACCGATCCATGATGTACTGCTATCTTATAATCTCCTTCAAAATCTTTAGCTTGTATATATTTTGCAGGCTTTTCATCTACCGCCATTACGTTAAAGTGTACTCCTTGGATATTGTATATACCGTTGTCTTTAAGATAATGTATATTTTGATGATTGATGGCTTTAACAATAGGACTTAACGCATCTAATCTAAAATTATTATTTAGATTACAATCATGATTACCTAAAATAATAATTGTTGGTAATAAGTCTGCTAAGTTTGTAAAAAATTCTGATACTAAATCTACAAGTTCTGGTGACATATCAGTTTTAGCATGTACTATATCTCCAGCTATATAAATAACATCATTATCTGATTTTGTCTTCTTTATATAAGAATATAATCGTCTAAAAACTTGTCTATATTCTTTATGACGTTTTACATTTCTTACATGTACATCTGCTATGTGATATATTTTATTTATCATATTCCTAATATCCTTTGTTCAATCAACCACTCAGATGTTAATTTTTCTGTATTGGCCAATATATTGTTAATTTTCCCAAAACCTACTTCACTTGGATCTTTTTCTTGTAAATCAACAAAATATACATCTACTCCATTTGCCATAAAATATTCTGCTGTTTCTATAGCTTGTTTTTTTGCATCTTGATCTAGACAAATATAAATTGTTTTTACATTATTTTCTATAATTCTATGTTTTAATTGATTTGGAATTGTTTTACCAAATAATGGAATAGCATTTCTTCGTATTGCAATTGCATCAAATGCTCCTTCAACTAAACAAACTGGATACTTCCAGTTAATATGTAACTCAAATCCTACAATATCTTTTGATACATATGGATTCTTATGCTTAAAATTATCATCTTCATAATATGCTCTACCAACAAAATAATTTAATACTCCATTTGCATCATAACTTGGTATTATTATTTTTCCAGAATATGGTCCTTTTCTACAATAACCAATTCTATACTTTAATATATCATGAATTGTAATACCTCGTTTTTTAAGATAATATACTGCGTTTCTATATTCTGGTGATGATGTATCTAATTTCCATAATGGCCTAAATTCTGGAGGAAGTTCTACTGCCTTTGTATTTGTTGTAGTTACTTTTGGTCGATATTCTGTTTCTTCTATAAATTCAAATAGTTTTGATATTTTAAATCGTTCAACATTTAATTTTTTAAATAATGTAACTATTTTTCTTCCAGCTGCATTACAAACCCAACAATGCCAATGTTGTGATAAAAGATTAACTTCTAGTTTTTTCTTATTATGATGACAGAAAGGACAATGAAATGCTACGTTGCCTTTATTTGTTGATCTACCTTTACCTAAGACAGACTCTACCAATGTGAGTAACTTTAAATTTATCATGTATAGAAATATAACAAAATTATTTCAAATAACCAAATTTTATTCAGAAAACCATGAACTTGGAATTTCTTTTTCTGCCCATTGAATTCCATGTTTATTACACCAATCTCCATACGTAGTTTTTGAACCTTTTCTTATTTTTGTTCGACCAGACATAAATACTATTCGTATATCTAATTCAGGATGTTGCTTTTTTATTAATAAATGTTTTTTACGATCTTCAGCAACCCATCTACCTTTTGTTTCTACTAATATACCGTTAGGTAATGTAAAATCAATAGTATATGTATGATTTGTTTGTGGTTTGATATAA